CGGCTGGTGGCGAACTCACATGAAGCTATTTTTGAGATTAGATGGAACCGTAACAGGTTCCGTCTGACTGAAACAATCTACATGAAACTTAAACATTATGACTTACGTCATAATGCGTTTCATATAATATATCACTTCTATCACGCATAATCAATTACGAAGTAAACAGTTTGAGCGACAGCGATAACTAATATCTACGAAGTAGATATTCAAAACGAAATAAATAATATATAACAATTTCGAACATATGGATAGTCGCAATGAAAATTGATCAAATACTAGATGAAAAACAACAGCTGGACGAAGTACCAGCTGGTGCTTTAGGACAAATGGCAAAGAAAGTTGGATCTCGTGTGCTCAACAAAGTTCCTGGTGCTACTGCAAAGTCCAAAGCTGGTAATCTAGCTGGGCAAGCTGATCTAGGTGATACTGCAAATACTTTACACAAAGAATTCAACACATACCTTGGCACACAAGGAAAAAAGATGGCACAAGCAACAGGCGAAGATCTAAGTGCTTTCTTAAAAACAAAAAAACATAAAACCAAATCAAAAATTCCAAGTGGCATTCTTCAAAAAAAGCAGTTGGATGATATTTTGATGTCAGTGAGCAAGGAAGCACTGGCTGGTGCCGGCGGCACTGCGTCAAAACAGAACAAACCAACTGACGCCAACAAAGACGGCAAAGACGACAACACTGGCAAGCCTATTTCAAAAGATGTTGATCAACAAGAAATTAAAAAGCGTGTGCCTGCAAAATTATATGCTGCACTGGCAAAGCTTACACCTGAAGAAAAGAAACAATTGGCAGAACTACTATGAGATTGAACGAAGTCGGTATAAAACAATATCAGTCAGCTACCATCCTAAATGAAAGTTGGCAAGAGCTTAGTGAAGCACAACAAGTATATGTAGGTAGTTGGGAAAGAGAAGTATGGCCACTGGTAGAGCAATACAGCAAACTACTAGAAAAAGAACTCTCGGCAGCACAGATACAAAAAATCTTTACAAGTGCAGAACAAGTTGCCAAAGCAACAGGCAAAAATACCACTGCGCTGGGTAAAGCAGGCAAAGTAACTGCTGAAGTTACTGGCAAAATGAAAGCTGAGATTGAAAAGCTAATGAATTCTGCTCAAGATTCAGGTCCTATTAAAAATATGGATCAACAGTTTGACAAGATTCGTAGCCAACTTGCTAACAAACTCAAAGGCAATCCTGCTGGACAAAAGATACTACAAGGTGTGGACAAATGGAAAGGGTTTGCAGAAGAAAATCCTGCTAAGAGTGCATTTATTATTGGTGCAATGACAAGTATACTGGCTTTTGCAAGCGGTGGCATAGTAAGTGGTGCTGCAATTGGTTTCTTCTTAAAACTTGCTAACAACACTATCAAAGGCGACAAACTATCAACTGCATTAGCAAAAGGTGTCAAAGGCGCAGCAATTGGTGCAGTAGCAGGTGCTCTTGGAAGTACTGTTGCAGGATTAGATCTTGGAGAACCTGAATTTGAAGGCGGTCCTGCAGATGTAGATATTACATCATCGTCAGATGAAATTGCAAGCGCAGGCGGCGAAGAAGCTGCTCAGGCATTAGCCGACATGACTGAAGAACAGTTTAAGGAAGCATATGCACGAGAACTTTTAGAAAAACAAGCTGAAAAGTTTAATATGCCTGTAACAGATGAAATGGTACAAAAGATAGCGGATAATATAGATATTACAGGCAATTATCCAGACGACTATGACGCAAACTTTGAAGGAACATTTGTACGCGGTACAACTTATCTTACCCCAGATGAAGCACAAGAATACTCACGCATAGTACAATCTAATGGCGGCGGCATGCAAGGACACTTCAGTAAAGAAGCAAACGAATTTATTAAAGATGTTGGCGGCGAAGGACCTAATGTTGTTCCAGACACTCCAGACGATGATCTTGACGCTGCAATTGGAGGAGATAATGACCCTGACGCAGACACAACAAGTGATACAAGTACTGAAGCAAGTCCGGGATATACTTCTGAAAACGGAATTGAATATACAGATGAAGATATCAACAATCTAATTGATCAAGCAAAGGAACAAGGTGTTACTCCATCAGAACTAATTAGTAATTTAGTAGATAGTAAAGATGTAGATGCTGGTATCTATAGCGACGAAGTATCTATGTTAGAGTTAACATTTAGAGAACTAGGATATGATCCATTAAAGATTCCAGAATCAATTGAAGAGCAACTTTGGTCAGCACTTGACGCTTACGAACTACGTGAAGCACCTAACTTCATGGCAGCACTAGGTGGTGCAGCCAAAGGCATAGGCAAAGCAGCAAGCAAGACAGCAGACGTAGTAGGCAAAGCAGCAGCCAAAGGAGCTGCCAAAGCAGGAGCAGCAGCTAAGAGTGCAGGCAATGAACTAGGCAACATAGTTACTGCAAAGAAATTGAATCGACTTTGGAACAAAGCAGGCAAGCCAACTGACATGGGCAGTGTTGTAAACATTCTCAATCAAGCAGGTGTAAGTGATGAACAAATAGGCACTGTAGGCAAACAAGCAAAAGTAGAGTTGTCCAAGCCCAAAGGTGCCAATGAAGTCGATCCAAAACTGCAATCACTTGCTAATCAAATCATAGATTTAGATTTGTCCGACATACTAAAACCTGCACTAGTAGACGGCTAAAAGAAAGGCATTCCTGACTTTTTGGTTGTTTCCAAATTGTCTTTGACAATGTCACCTATTAGACTGCGTTCTTCCCATGATAAGCAAAAAGCTTCGTCTAGTGTGACTCCACCTCTCATGTACCAACAGATTTTTAATAGTTCACTCTTGGCTTCTTTTTGTTCGTTTTCTAATTTTTTTACTTCTCCGAGGATCTCACCCATGCTTAGAGGCAAGATCCTCATGCGAAAAAATTTGATTGATCAAACGTAATAGGTACAGTGTAGGTTTCTGGTGCGCCTTTCTCGATGTCTTCTTCGGTCGATTGAACTTGCAAAGGTTCAAGTGCAAATTTTTCTTTTTGTAGATCCAAGTGTTCCACAATATAAGTGTAAAAAGACTTGTCAGCGTTTTTCATAAATTCGTCTATGTGAGTTTGATTGGTTACTTCTGTATCGCCCACTGAAATTTTTGAAATCGATCTGCTCATGGTGTCAACTGTGAGATCGGTTAGTTTTAGAAAACTTTCATTGAACCTTGCAAGTTTTTCTTCTTCTTTTACAGTATCGTCATTGACTAGAGCAAAAATTCTTTGTTCTTCGAATGTTTTCATGCTGGCTTCTGTGAACTCTTGATAGGTCAATGGACGCAAAGTGATATCCATGTTGTCTATTTGTAGTTTGTTTTCGTATTCAACACTCACCAATTTGTTGAGCAGTTGTCGTAGATCAACATCGAATTTCTTATCTTCGCCTGTGTTTGGAACTTTGACTTCGATTTCCATGGTTTCACCATATGTGGCAATGCGTATGGCAATCAACAGTGCATCCAAATCAATGCTGGGCATTTTCCATGCATCTTTGATATTTGGCACACAACTTTGTATCACACTCACAGTGGCTTGTCCGTTTAACAGTGCATCTGGAGTTTTCATAGTGAGTTCGTCTTTGGCTGTCATAGCAAAAACAGGTAGTTCGCCGTTTTCCGGCATTTCAATTGCGCCGTCGGGATAGTACTCTCCTTTGCTGGGTAATGTGATGTATACTTTAGGTTGTCTAAAGTACTTTTGTAGAGGATTAGTTTCATAACTCTCTGGGTTAAAATCAACCATGTTTTTCTCCGTATAAATACAATGTATAACTATGTATCACTATTATTTATGTGCGCATATAACTGGGACAATTGACTTTGGCTGATGAAGTAGAAATTGGTAATGTAGGCGGTGAAGGCGGTGTTGCCAGCGAAGCAACACTGGCCAGTCTCACGCGGGCAATAGAAAAACTAGCTGCTAGCACAGGCAGAGATCCTAAAAAAGAAGCAGGAAAACTACAGCAACAATACAATGAAGCTGTAAAAAGCGGTATAACTGTTTCAACAAAAAATCGTGATGCACTAGAAAAACGCACTGACGCTACAAAAAAAGCAACTGCTGCAACCAACAAATACTCAAGAGCATTGATCAGTGCTGCTGGAGGAGTAATAGGCAACGTTGCTGTAGGGCTTAAAAACATGGGCGAAGCACTGTTGGATGGCAAAAACAATCTAACAGATTTTGCAAAACATGTTCCACTGGTAGGCAATTACTTGAGTGTTCTCACTGGAGTTATTGACGCTAACATTGAAAACTTTAGAGCACTCAGTCAAGTTGGTGCAGTATTCGGTGACGGCTTGAACGATATAAGAGCGACTGCTGCACAAGCTGGTATGCCTCTAGGCGATTTTGTAGATCTAGTTAGTCAGAACAGCGAATCTATGAAATTGTTTGGCGCAAGCACGGCCGCCGGCGCTAAGAATTTTGCTGCTATGAGCAAAGAACTTAGACAAGGCCCAGGCAAAACGCTGATGAATCTTGGATTTACTAGCGGCGAACTCAACGAACTATTAATAGATTATGCTGAAATGCAGAGCATGGCATTTACTAGGGACAGAATCCAAGGCAGAGTTAGTGCTGAAAATGCTGCTGCGTTTGGTGAAGAAATGGTGAAGATCACCGCCATAACCGGTAAGAGAAGAGACCAAATCGAAGCCGAACTCAAACAGCAGAGCGGTGATATACGCATGCGAGCAGCAATGGCTAGCATGGAAGGCGATGAACGCGATAGGTTTAGATTGAACATTGCTGACATAAGTGGAGAATCGCAAGCACTAGCAAACGCACTGATAGATTTCCAAGACGGAATACCCAGTGACGAAGTTACACGTCGATTAATGGGTTATAGTAAAACTTTTGAACAATTTGGTGCAGATGTATCCAACATGAGCCCCGATGAATTAAATCAATTTGTTGTAGATGTGCGCCAAGATTTAGAAAATTTTGCAGGTGGAAACAAAGAAGTCTTGCAAGAACTAATGGCTAGCATACCTGGCATGTCAGAAGCATTTGGTATTGTAGGAGAGACAGCCAAACGAAGTATACCAACTGAGCAAGAAAAGAAAGATAGAAAAGCTGCAATGGAGTTAGAAAAAACCCGTAACGAAGGTTTGAAGAATTTCAATGAAACAATCAACAAAGTATTAGCAGACTTGACTATGGCCTTTATTACTTCAGGTGCTCTGGAGTTAATTCAAACAGAAATAGAAAGTGTAGCAACTATGTTTTCGGAGTTTGTAAAAGGTGACAAGTTCCAAGAAACAATCAAAGAAGCAGCAGAAACTGTGAGAAAGTTCATCGAAAACTTCAAAAACTTTGATCTTAAAACTGCATTGTTTGGCGGAAAAAGAACAGTTACTGAAGTCGACGAAGGCGACGGCTCAATATACACAAGGGAAGTTGATGTTGAAGGTTTACTCCCCGACGACATGTTCTCAGGCATTGGAGATTACATTGGCAGTGCGCTCACATCTGCTATAACAAGTCCTACTGTGCTAGCAGCGGTTGCAGGTATATTCCTAGCACCCAAACTATTGAATGCATTTACCAGTGGCATAGGATCGTTATTCGGTGGTGGAGGAGAAAGTTCTCCTAAAAGTAGAGCTAATGCAGGCAAAGGCGCAGGTAATGCAATAGGTAATATTGGCAGTGGTATTGGCAAAGGACTGGGCGGAATACTCAAAGGACTTGCAGCTGGAATCAAAGCTTTTGCAAGTCCAAAAATTGCTCTAGGTGCTGCTGGACTTGCAGCAGCAATTGCACTCATAGGCGGGGCAATTGCTGGCGCTACATGGATGGTAGGCGCAGCATTGCCTACCATGTCCGAAGGCTTGAAATCTTTTGAAGATTTAGACGCTACAAAATTAATCGACGCTGGAGAAGGAATGAAATCTTTGGCTGGAGGTTTAGCAGCTCTTGGCGGCGGCACTATTGTTTCTGGAATAGGAAGTTTATTCCAAGGCGAAGATGGCTTCAACAGTATACTTGAACAATTAACAGAATTCCAAAACTATGACATAGATTCAGAACGTGTAAGAAGAAATGCACAAGCTATGTCTGCATTCGGGGAAGCAATGAGTGCTCAAGGTGCAGGAGCAATATCAAGTGGCATAGGCAGCTTGGTAGGAGCTATCAGTGACTTTTTCGGCGGAGATACACCATTCGAACAAGTACAAGAATTTGGAAATCTTGAAATAAATGCAGAAGGTGTAAGAGCTAACGCCCAGGCAATGGCATCAATGTCACGGGCACTGTCCACACTTTCTGGCATAGATGTAGGCGATGTTGATATTCCAAGAAGACTAGTAAACAGACTGACAGAATTAAGTGAGATGCCCGGTGGTGGATTGACTGCTACTGCACAAGGCATGACTGCTATTGCAAATGTACAAGGCCTACAAACCAATCTAGATATCTTAAACACAGGACTTGACATAGACAAAGTCAGAGACTATAATGAAGTAATGGAAAATCTTGTAGAAACACTGGGAGAACTGAATGAAGTTCTTGCAGAAGACAATGAAGGACTGCTCGGAGGCGGCACTGGAGTTGCATCAGCAGATGTTCTTGGACAGATCAACACATCCAGTGCTGGTAGTGCGGAAGGCATGAATCGATTAAATAGTTTGATGTCACAAGTTTTACTAGTGCTACAAGAAATTGCAACAGATGCAGATCAAATTGAAAGAAATACAGCATCAGCAGGAAGTAATCTTGCCAATGGCAGAGTTACAGCTATTCGCTGATAGGAGTTAATGAATGAGTTGGAAAAAGTACTTTACACCAGTACAAACAGGAAATAATCCAAATGGCAGCTATTCGCCTTTTACTAATGCAAAAAATGGCGGGAATATGGCTGGTCCAGCCCGTTCTAATTATTCCAGTTATTTGCCAGATGTTTATGTGGGTACGCCCAATCGTGTAGAACGTTACGGACAGTATAATACCATGGATCAAGACAGCGAAGTTAATGCTGCTCTTGACATCCTTGCAGAGTTTTGTACGCAAAAGAACAAACAAAACAACACTCCTTTTATCACAGAATACAAAACCAAAGCTACCAATAGCGAAATCACTATTATTCAGCAATACCTACAGCAGTGGTGCAAACTCCAAGAATTTGAAACAAAAATATTTAAAATTTTGAGAAACGTGTTCAAATACGGTGATCAATTTTTTGTACGTGATCCAGAAACCAAACGTTGGTTCCATGCTGATCCTGCAAACGTAACTCGAATTATTGTAAACGAAAGCGAAGGCAAAGTACCAGAGCAATATGTAATCAAAAACATCAATTGGAACTTTGTGGAAGGTGTAGCTACTACTCCATATCAAACCAATGGTAATATCACTGGCGGCGGCGGCAGTCAATACGAACCTACAGGCGGCGCCAGAGGCATGGTCGGACAGCCACAACAAAGCATGAGTGGCAGTCGTTTTCAGACAGATCAAAACGAATGGACTGTTGACGCAGATCATGTTGTACATCTCAGTTTGAGCGAAGGTTTGGACAACAACTATCCGTTTGGCAACAGTTTATTAGAAACAATTTTTAAAGTTTACAAACAAAAAGAATTACTTGAAGATGCAATTATCATCTATCGAGTACAACGTGCGCCTGAGCGCAGAGTATTCTACGTTGATGTGGGTAACATGCCAAGTCACTTGGCTATGCAATTTGTTGAACGTGTTAAGACGGAAATACATCAAAGACGTATCCCATCGTCAACAGGCGGAGGTCAAAATGTCATAGACAGTTCTTACAATCCCCTGTCAATCAACGAAGATTACTTCTTCCCTCAAACAGCAGAAGGTAGAGGCTCAAAAGTTGAAACACTTCCAGGCGGCACTAACTTAGGAGAAATTGATGATCTCAGATATTTCACAAATAAACTTGTTAGAGGTCTTCGCATTCCTAGCAGCTATCTACCAACTGGCGCCGACGATAGTGCCGCGCAGTATAATGATGGCAGAGTGGGCACTGCTTACATTCAAGAATTGCGTTTCAACACCTACTGCGAAAGACTGCAAAACCTAATTGTAGAACAGTTTGATCAAGAATTCAAAAGATATCTTTTGGAAAAAGGCATAAACGTTGACACTTCAATGTTTGATCTTAAATTCCAGCCACCACAAAACTTTGCAGCATATCGTCAAAGCGAAATTGATAATGCTCGTGTACCTACATACACGCAGATGGCGCAGATTCCGTATATGTCAAACAGATTTGCACTAAAACGATTCCTTGGACTCACAGACGAAGAAATTGCAGAAAACGAACGTCTATGGAGAGAAGAAAACGACGAGAATCTAGATCCAATACCAGGATCAGCTGCTGCTGAAATGCGCGATGCAGGAATAAGTGGAGCAGGTATAGAAGGTGATCTTGGCGGCATTGAAGATGAAGCTGAAGGTGGAGAAGCTCCAATCGAAGGCGGCGATACAGAAGGTCCAGAAACTATTACTGGGGAAGAGCCAGGCGCAGCAGCGTCAGGCGCAGAGCAGACCATATAAGCATAAATAATACTATGATACTACGTGAACTATTTTATTTTGATCCAGAAACTGTTGAGCCTGTAGATGACAAACGCTACGAACCAGCAGATGATGACTCGCCTATGAAGAAAAAAGACACACGTAAAACAAGACTATCGCTACATCAAATCAATCGAATCCGCAAAGCAAGTGAGCTACATACAGAAGAGAAACGCAAAGAATTAGAGTTTATCAAACAAATGTATGGTATAGCAGCAAACGCAGAAGCTGGCGGAGTTTAATTATTGAAAAAAATAGCATTTGTGCTAGGCAATGGCACTAGCCGAAAATCTATAGATCCAATAGAACTTAGAAACAAAGGAACTATATACGGATGCAATGCACTGTATAGAGAATTTTCCCCTGATTATTTAATCGCTGTTGATACTAAAATGATAATTGAAATCAATAAATCAAAATATCAGACAACAAATCAAGTGTGGACCAATCCTAACAAAGCATATAGTAAATTTGTAGGATTTAATTATTTCAATCCAAGTAAAGGATGGAGTTCAGGACCTACTGCACTTTGGCTAGCCAGTAATCATAGCAATGATGAAATATACATATTAGGCTTTGATTATCAAGGTATAGGCAAACAAAATGATAAAATTAACAATGTTTATGCTGATACACACAACTATAAAAAAAGTAACGATAGAGCAACTTATTACGGCAATTGGCTCAAACAAACTGTAACTACAATTCAAAAATTTTCTAAAAAGAGATATATAAGAGTAGTTGAAGAAGATTGTTTTGTTCCAAAAGAATTTTCAAAACTTCAAAATTTGACACATATTTCAACGGAAGAATTCAAAAAATCCTTCCATATTTCTTAATGTGTAAAGAAAACGGCTCGTTTTGAGCCTATTTCTACGCACTTTTTTCCTTTTTTGTTAAATATTATATGACAGCCCCACACCTAAGCGTGTGACAAACATTTATAGGAGTTTAAAATGGCAGATCAAAATAAATTTGAACAGATGCTAGAGCTACTCGTAAACGAGGACCGCCAAGCAGCAGAAGAATTATTCCACGAGATTGTAGTAGAAAAATCACGTGATATCTATGAGTCACTACTTGAAGACGAAGACGATGTTGAAGAAGCAGCAGACGAAGAAGTTGATGAGTCAGACGAAGATCTAGACGAAGCAGCTGACGAAGATGAAGACGAAGACGACGACGAAGGCAAAGAGATGGAAGAAGGTTTCGATCTTGACGAATTCGAAGTAGAAGCAGATGACGACATGGGCGGCGATCCAACAGACGACATGATGAAAGATTTAGGCATGGACGACGAAGGTGAAGAAGGCGACGACATGGACGGCGAAGACGGCGATGTTGAAGATCGTGTTGAAGACCTAGAAGATGCGCTAGAAGACCTAAAAGCAGAATTTGAAAAAATGATGGGCGACGAAGGCGACGACATGGACGACGAAGACGACGAAGGTGAAGAAGGCGACGACATGGGAGACATGGACGACGACGAAGAAAAAGAAGAAGCTTTTGCGTTTGAATCAGATGACGAAGAAGTTGAAGAAGCAGAAGAAGAAACTGACGAATCAACAAAAAGCGCAGGCGAGCAAATGCGTGAGTATGTAGAAAAAGTATCAGCAACAATGGGCGACAACGGTGCAAACACCAAGTCATCTGTAGCTGGTCCAAACGACATGGGCGGCACTGCTGGTAATTTGAATCAAAGTGCAGTAGCCAATGACGGCGAAGCAGGCGCAGGAAGCACAATGAAAGGATCTGCACTAAGTGACACTGGTGCAAAAGATATGTCAACTGGTAACGTAAATGTTCCAGGAGGCAAGGCTTCAAAATCAATGAAGTCACAACCTGGCCACGGCGCTGAGAAAAAGGGCAAGCC